CTAGATTAACTGCAAATTCTGCTACCCTAGATATAGTATTAACCAACCAAGTCCATATTCTGCCTGGTAATTGACTAAACCATTGAATAGTTGCGTTTATAGCCCTTGTAGCAGCGTTAACCATATTAGTATAAGTTTGTTGCCCCCAATTTACTATTCTATTAATCGTATTAACTAGCCAAGTCCAAATTCTACCTGGTAATGTGGCAAAAAAGTTAACAACATTATTTATCCAAATAGGCACATTTGTAACAAGATAATTCCATGTATCTACTCCCCACTTAACTATTGTAGCTAAAGCATATCCTAAAGCATAACCAATTAAGTAAGGTAATTTATTAAACCATTCTCCCACACTATCTATCCATTGTGGGATAGTCTGTGTAAAAAAATTTACTATAGCATTCCAACCATCCACAAAAGCTTGTTGTATTGTAGTCCATAAATCAGCGAACCAACCAGGTATACCACTAAAAAAATCCAATACTGATTGCCATGCAGCTGGTATATCTACAGTAAAGAAATTAACTATTCCACCCCATACTGTTTGAGCTGCTCCTAAAATAGCGTTCCACGCATCTATTACTGCATTTCTAAAACCTTCGTTGGTATTCCATAAAGTCACTAATCCTGCGACAACTGCTGCAATTGCAATTACTACCCAACCGACTGGTGACATAGCCATTACTGCATTCCATATTTTTTGAGCTTCAGCCACAACGCCTACAGCTTGGGCTGTTCCATTTAATACTCCGATTAGATTGGAGATTATAGAAACTACATTAAAGGTTAATAAAGCAGCTCCTATACTCGCTATTCCTGAAGCTATAAAACTAGCATTATTCATTATCCATGCTAAAGCATCAATTATTTTAGGTAACCAATTTGTAACACCTTCTGCTAAATTTTCTATTAGTTTTCCAAAACTCACTGCTATTTTATCTACACTTTGGCTCAAACTACCATTTGTAAGACTGCTAGATAGTTTATCTAATGATTCCATCACTGAGTCTAACGATTTTCTGAAAGGCTCCTTAAATTTCTCAAACATAGTTATACCTAAATCAACAATGGAGTTTTTTATCATTTTCATTTTACTCTCAGTTGTAGCATACCTTGTTTCAGCCTCTTTTGTTAGCGCAATATTTTCATCCCATGCTGTTGTTCCTAATTTCAAAGCATCTGTAAATACATTTCCTGCGCCTGCAGCTCTTAAAAGAGCATCTCGCATACGAACTTCAGTAATTCCCATATTATCCAAAACACCAATTGCAGATTGCCCACTTTCTTGGCATTTTCCTAAACCTTGTATAAAAGCTATAATTGCGCTTGCTGCATCTTCTTTAAAAGCTTTCTGAAATTCGCTAGAACTCATTCCAGCCACCTTAGCAAACTGATTTAAACCTTCTCCACCTTTTTCTACTGCTAATTGCATATCAACCATAACCTTAGAGAAAGCACTTCCGCCAGCTTCCGCTTCAATTCCCACAGAACTTAAAGCACCAGCAAAACTCATAATTTGCGCTTCACTCATTCCAACTTGGTGGCCAGCACCCGCAAGCCTTAACCCCATAGCTGTTATTTCACTTTCTGTAGTTGCTAAATTGTTACCTAATGCAACAATAACACTTCCAAGCCTATCAAATTCAGTTTGTGGCATTTGTGTAATATTAGCTAATCTTGCAAGAGAAGTAGCAGCTTCTTCACTAGACATATTTGTAGAATCACCTAGCATTACCATACTCTTGGTGAATCCTTCAATATTTTCTGTTTTTATTCCTAACTGCCCCGCTGCTTCAGCAACTCCTGCAATTTCTGAAGCACTCTCGGGCATACTTTTAGCCATATTTCTAATAGCTTTTTCTAACTGTGCAAATTGTTGGTCAGTTCCATCTACTGTTTTTTTAACTCCAGTAAAAGCACTCTCAAAATCCACACCAGTTTTAAGGGCAAATCCTCCTATAGTCCCCATAGCTGTGCCTACACCTGTTATTGCAACTCCTATGCCTTTTAATCCTCTGCTAGTAATACCATTTAATTCATTTATACCTTTTTCAGCGCCCTTATTATCTACCTGGGTATCTATGATAATTCTTCCATCTGCCAATTTTTTCACCTGCCTTTTTAAATAAAATAAAAAAAAGACAGGCTCTGGCTCACTACTCTTTATGGTGTGGCTCTTGGCTCTGTTCTTTGTTTAATCTCTAATTTAATTATCTTCTTGCATCTAGTACATTTTATTTCTCCTTTAATGTAATCAGCCTTTAAAAGCATTTGATTGCAATCAGGACATCTTATTTCTTCAATATTAATCACCTCTTTCAATCATAAAAAATAGCACCTATTAATATAAGTGCTTGTTATCTTATAAATATATTTCTTTTTCAATATTTTGCTGAATGTTAATTTTACTTCTAAGCTCTTTAATAAAAGAGTTCCATCTTGAAAATCCAACTATTTTAAAAGATAGTACTTTTAACTCCCAATCTTTATTTTTATAGTTTACTACAACATAATACTGTGTTTGAGTATCTGTTTTAGTACCTGTTCCAGACATTCCTCCAACTATAGCTCCTAATGGTCCCAATAAAAGACCACCTACTGCAGCTCTGCCAACTACACTTTTACTCTGTTGAATTATCTCCTCTCCTGTAATAATATTTGCATCTACAATTTGGTTATATTTTAAATTAATATCAGGTTGATTTTTTAAAACTTTGCTATTAATAGTCAAACATTCATTTTCATTATTCAAAGTAAGTTGTAAAACTACATCTCTATTATAAGATGATAAACCATCAACTAATAACACACTAATAGATCTATTTTTATCTTTTTTACTAAACAACCCCATATCATCAGCCCCCTTATGTAACATGTACTACAATTATACAATACATAAGGAATATATTACAATACTTTGCTAACATCTCCACCATTTAGTAAGATATTATTTATTTCTTCTAACTTATCTTTTTCATCTTTAGCAATTGGAATCTTATATAACTCTTGCATTTTTCTATAATAATTTTTTTCTTCTTTATCTTTTATTTTAGATAAATCCATACTTCTATATCCCATTATTTTAACTATCTCATTATCTTCCTTAAGAGCCTTAAACATTGCTTTAAATTTCCACCAATGTAGATATTCTATGTCTTGTAAATCTATTCTGTACTGATCTAAAAAAGCTGAATAAATATAATCATCATCATATTCAAAATTATATATTTGTGTACTTTTCCCCTTTCCAGTACCTTTAGATGGTATTATATCTTTTCCACATCTATAAAACCATAACATCTGTTCAACTGCCTCATTAATATTACTTGGTATAACAGGATAATAGAGTTGTAAAGCTTGCATAATCTTATCTTCTTCACTCAGTTCATTATCCTGCATTAAAAGCTCAAATAAAATAGAGGTGCGGAAATCGCTATTTATTTTATATTCCACATCCTCTATTTCAATTGTAGTTGGTACTAAATCTATTAGCATATTCATTATTTTTTCTTTCTTCTAGCTGCCCTATTAGGAGAATATTTATTAGCTATTTTTTCAACCTCTTTATTTGGTGCATTTACCTGTGTTACAAGTTCATCAAAGGCTTTTAAACATGTCAATAGATTAACTTTATTACCAAAAACCTTTTTATCTGTACCTTCACCAAACAGATTATTAAAAATTTTAAAAATAGCATTACATTGTGTCCTAATACTTTCAGCTACTGTCATGCCTTGTACTTTTTCAGATATACCCTCAATCCCCTTAATTGCTTTTTCATAGTTTTCAGCAACTTCAAGGTCTAAAATATCTAAATCTTTTAATTCCGCTCCATTAATTTTCATTATTTACCCTCCTCAACTGTAGTTGTTCCTTCTGTTTTAGGTGCAAAACCTTCTGTGAATTTTTTAGTAGTTGTATCGAATGTACCTAATATTGGGTCAGAAATCCCTAAGAAACTACCTTCAATTCCTAATTCTCCATCATTATCTGGAAAAGAATCAATTGATATTGCTACTTTAAATTTTCTAGCTCTAAAACCAGTAGTATCTGAAGGCTTATCCAAATCTACTATTAAGTAATCTGTTTCAGTATCTGGGCCTGTCAATTGCATTTCCCCAATATTTCTAATATGTTCTATAGCCTTTTCGCTTGCAATCTGATCCGCTGTAAATTCAGTAGCCCACTCATAACCAGTTATAGATTGACTTGCACTAGATTGATTTATATATCTTTTAGAAGTTGTCTGAGCAGAAGGACTTTCGTTTAACTCTGTAAAGCCTGTTCCCAAAAGTTCAAATGCATCAGCTACTTCTAAATAATTCGCCTGTATCTTTCTTTTTCTAACTGCCAATTATATCATTCCTTTCTTGAAATATTTTAATTTAAGTTGTATTTGAAATTGAGCTGTATCTTCTGTTACTGCAAAGGCATAACCTGTGCTAGTAACTTTTATTTCTAACGGTTCTAGTCCTTTATCTAGCTTAGGGAATACGTTATTATTGTTATTTTCTTCTATCCATTCAGCGAACTTTTCATAGAATCCGCTATTATCTATATTCTGTAATACATCTCCCCCGTAAGGCTCTCTAGACGTAAAAACAAAGGCATATTGCCTTACACTATCTCCATTAACATAAGTTTTTATGATTGGCTCTATTGGTACTTCTTCTATAGAGTAAGTATCTGCATTAGGGTCTAAATAATTTACATTTACCCTTATAGCATTATTAAAAGTATCTAAATGTGGACATTTTCCCATATAATTTCTTAAAGAATCTATTATCATCTTTTTCTACCTCCAGCAAAATCGGCTATTGTTTGTACAATTCTATCTCCTTTATCACTCCACATTCTTTTATCCCAATACTTACCCCTTAAAGCTCCTCTATTGCCACCTTTATTAAGGTAATATTGTTTTTTAGCATACGGAGCACTCCAAATTATTTTATCTGTTTTTAATTCAATACTCATGTCTTTTAACCTACCAGTAAGAAATGGCACATAGTTATTGCACTGTTTGGCTACTTCTTTAGTAAACTTAACCTGCCCTTGACCATTTTTATTTAAATATCTTTTCAATAATATTTTTTGCGTCTTATCTATTTGAATTTTAACCGTAGTTGCCACTATACCCCCTCCACTTCAAAATGACCCGATAATGGATTTACAGACTTTATATCTATAACATCATCAAATTCACTTTCTAAATCAGCTATTCGATAGGGCTTGACACCTGTTACCTCAAAGTCAGTTATGCCTTTAACTATTTTATCTCCTGGAGCAAAAGTAAAATAATTTTTTCTTTCTTCATCTGTTAATTTCATAAACTTTTTAGGAGATACATACTTATCTAGCTTATCAATAAAAATAAGGGTACTATCTGCTAATAATAGTCCCTTATCTGTTACACTTCCATTTCTTTTGCCTTGCCAATTAACACCTTCAATAACTGCCCTTTGGTACATATCGGCACCTAAATTATTGTCATAATATCTATTGTAAATTGTTATATTAGCATTTTTAAATAAAACTCCCATACTACCACATCCTTACGTATGGTATAGGCAATAAAGCTTTAACATCTTCTGTTATACTCCATGCACTAGCACCACTTTCAAAAGATATGCTTTGGTTACCCTCGGACATAGATTTAACTCCAGGAGTTTTTATATTTTCTAATTTAGTAGCATTATTAACTAACTGATCCACTGCTAAATCATAATTTTCTATTATATAATCATCTGTTAAATCCTTATTCAGATAATTTCTAATAGCTAAGATGGCCTTTTTTTGCTCAGTAGTCATTAATTATCACCTACTTTTCATCATTTTGCTGTTCTTTATCATCAGTAGATTCATTATCTTTAACACTTTCATCATCTTTAGCTTTTTCCTTCACAAGTCTAAAACCTTGGTCTTTATATATTACTTCAAATGCCCTTTCAGTAGCATATATTGTTCTTTTACCTTTACAATATTTGTTCACTTTAACATTCCTCCTTTAAATTAAAATAGAGGAGTAAAACTCCTCTTATGCTCCAGCTTTTGGTGTTAATAAAGCAAATGCCTTATCTTTTATAGGTAAGAAACCTAATCTCATGCTAGCTTTAATTGCTACCATGTCATTTTCAGCTAAAGATAATGGTTTACCATCATCCATTGTTACACTTTGTAGGGTAGCTTCCTTAAGTATTTCGTATTCAATACCTGCTCTCATGCCCACCAAGGAATACATCCAATTACCAGCTATTAATTCAGCTTTTTTCTTATCCCAACCTCCATTTCTCACGAACTCTATAGGATTAGAATACAACTCATTTTGTCCTACTCCTGGAACAAAAAGAGCATTTCCATTTGCATCTCTTAATTTTCTAAGAGAATTTTTAAGTCCATAATGTCCAGCAAAACCATTAACATCTAATCCATCATCTTCAACTAAAGCCATAACATCAGATATATCTAAATCAAGTTTACCAGCACCATTAGTTTCTAGTGCTATTTTATTTCCACCATCATTAGCAACTCCAAATATATTTTTAGCAAATGGGGAATTAGTACCAAATAAACAAGCACTATCTATTGCCTTATAAAAAGCTTCAGCTATAGCTGGGCGCATTTCTCCAAATACATTTATGGTTGTATCATTTAATTTTTCTTTTGTTACTGGAATTATTACAGCTAATTTCTTAGCTTCCATTACTGGGAATATCCATTCTGCTTTAGAAGTCTTAATTCTTTCAGTTTCACCTACCCAGTAAGCTCCTGGACCATCCACCATTATAGAAAATTTCTTTTTATCAGAAGTCATAGGTTCAACTTTAGAAAGTCTCAATATAGAAGATCCTCTCGCTACATCTTTCATTATTCCATTTGCCTGTTCAGTAGGCACAAAACCTTGTAATTCATCTTTTAAATATGTCATATTTTACACTCTCCTTTAATCTCTTTTTACTTGATTATCTTTTATTACAGATATGAAATCTAAACCACCTTCTGGATCACTTCCTCCACTCGGTGGTGTATAAGAATTATCCTTAAGTCTTTCTTTTACTGTAGTTTCTAACTTATCAGTAAATACTTTTTCTAAAGTTTCTAAATTTTTATTTGTAGTTTCCTCATCTTGTCCAATAAAATAATCTACCAAATCAGTCGGTAGACCTTTTTCAGTAGCTATTTTAAGAGCTTTATTAGTTAGCTGCTCTTTTATTTTCTCTCTCTTCATATTCTCCATTTCTTGTTTTAATTTCACTAATTCAGTATCCTTTGGATCTTCCTCTGGATATAATTCTTTAATTTTATCATCTATTAAACTCTGTAGATTATTTTGTTTCCATGTTTCTAACCCTTTATTTAAATGAGTATCTTTTAAACTATCAATAAAAGATTTAAAATCTTTATCAGTATTTATTTTCTGTTTAAACATATCTAAACCACCAAATTTATTTGCCAGTTCAGAAGTTGCAAGTATTTCGTCCACATCTTTATCATCTTCAATATCTTTAATTAGCTCTAACAATTCTTTTTTTAGCATTTTACTTTCCTCCTATTTGTCCCTTCAACCTATTTAAGACTAAAGACACAAGTTAAATTTTATTCTTCTATAGTATTAAACCCACGACATAACGGGTGTACAGTTCCAGGTGCATTATCCACATCATATACTTTACCATGTAACTCTGCACAAGTTGAACAAGTCCTATAATCTAATACTTCATTTCTTCTTACTTTTTTAACCCCTGTTTCTTTACAAAATCGCTTAAAGGCTTCATCTTCACAACGATTAACCTCTGCTTCAACTAATCGCCTAGCTTCATAAGCATTACTATTAAATGTCTTTTCTATATCTTTTTTTATCTGATTAACATTTACCTTACCATCAAGAAAATTTTTAACTTGCTTGTGCAAATGCTCTGCGACTTTTTTCTCATTATCCCAAACTCTAGTTGAAAAATGTTTCCCTTTAAAATTATTTTCTATAATTTTCTTTACATCTTTTAAATTAGAATTATAAGAATAAAAATCAAAAGTATTTTTAACTGTATTACCTAAAATGTTATTTATAACACGTGTTTGAGTAGCTTTTTGGCCCTGGGTGGCGGTAGTAATTAACTTGGATAAGCTTTTATATTCATTGCGTTTATTTTTGCTCTTAAGGCTCATTAAACCATCTATAATAGTATAAGTAAGCATAATTAATGCTATCTCTCTTAATAATTCATCTCTATTCTGTTTCTGCTCTTTATAAACTTCTTTTAGCTGCTCATTAGCTTCATCATATAACCCTTGGATAAACTTTTCTTCATCTGTCATTATTCATCAACTCCAAAATCCATATTATCTAAGTCTATTGGATTTTCATCTTTAAGTTTTTTTATTTCATTTTTAGGATTTTCAATGAAGCTTAATAAACTTAAACCTGTTTCGGTAGACAGTTTATCTCCCAATTGACTTATGACCTGAGCTGTCATTAGATCATCTTGTGGAATGTTTGGAGTAAATTTGCTTTTTATATCTCTGAAGTCATAATTTTTATTTTTTATTACTTTTAAATATATAAATAAAAACTTTAATCTAGTCTTTATACAATCTGCAATAGCTTTTTGATTAAGCTTACATTTTTCTTCTAAAGCTATTAATCTAGCTCTTAAAGCTAAAGAACTTAAATTACTTTGCATTTTCTCATTATGGTTAATATGTGAACTTAGTTGATACATTTTATCTTCCATAGTATTAAGGGTATTTTGTATAAACGTATCATTAATATTTTTAATTAACCAAGCTGCAGTACCGTTTTTGTCTTTAATCTGCATTACTCCAAGTTTTTTCATCTTTGGAATTTCTTCTTCATCTATAGCAACACCAGTTAAAACCATGTAAGCATTTCTAAAGTCACTAATTTCATTAGATATATCAGATAAATTAGTTTCGTAGGCATCTTGCAAACCCTTCAAATCCTTAAATAATGTATCATCTTTACCTTCATCACTTAATTTAGCTAGTCCAACTGGAACAGCACCAAAAATATGTTTTGTGGGCTTATTTATTTCCTCAAATTTATCATTAAAATGTAATATTTCCTTATCTGTATACACATCAATGTAAGTTGTATCATCAAATTTAAGCTTATAAGAATGCATAAAAAAAGATATGTTACCAAAATCATCTATAGCAGCATATCCTTGTGTTGGCGGTATTACTTTACTACAAAATTGTCCTTCTTTATCCACATAATATAATTCATAAGCCAAACTGTATATAAGCATGTTTTTAGCTAAATTTGAATCATGTCCTTCACTCCAGTGGTCAATATAATAATCTATATCATTAACTATATTTTCATCTCCGCTCTTAGAAATATAATTTACATCATTTCCAACACTATAAGAAACCTCTTCTTTTATAAATTTCTTAATATAGTTAACTGGAGTTTTATTATTTGACCTTTCAGTAACCATTTTATAATTAGCCATTGCATCAGTATTACCTTTATAATATTGGTACATCTTATCATAAGTAGTTTTATTATTTTGATATTCTTCATAAGCTTTCTTAAGTAAATCTATATCTATTTCAATCACCTCCTACAAGCCAAATTTTCTCCTATCCAATAATACTACATTTTCAACTACTTCAATATTTTCTATTCTTAGACTAAACTCAGCCGTTATATCTGGAGCATCATCGTGGACACTATATTTTTGACCTCTAAAGTCTACTACCTGCTCCGTGAACTCGCTATCTTCCTCAGCAAAAATAATTTGGCCTTTATTTATATAAGGTATTAGAGTTGAGATCTTATCATCCTTATTTTTCTTTTGGTGTTCATTAATTATAGTAATATTTCTATTTCTTAGCACTGGATCATTATTTATTTTGTTTTCTATAGCATTAGCATCAGCACCATTAAAGGTATTTTTTTCAATATATAAATGTGTTATATCAATGTAATCTTTTAATAATTTAATTGCATGGTCCACATACTTATCAAAATCAGTTCTAGCATTTATTTTGGCTAACTCAGCTTTACGAGCATATTTTAGATTATTATCTCCCATAGAACCTACTAAAAAAGCACTATAGTCGTTTTTCTTACCCCCACCACTAGCGGGGTCTATTAAAAGCATAGTTTTTATAAAAGTATGTGTCTCTATTTCTTTTCTTGTTTCAGTTCTTACACCTTTAAACCACTTTTGCCCAATGCTATCAACATCACCCTGGACCTCCTGCTTAAAGCTTGAAGGATTTTCATAATATGATAATGCTATATCTAAACAATCCCAAAACTCACTCCACAGTAATGGGAACTTCATTTCCTCCTGGTGTTGCCAATAAAATTCTTTTGCATCTTCAAGCCTATTTTCATTTTTAAAGTTAAATAAAATAGACTTGAACTTACCCCACAATCCAGTGGTAAAGTACAAGTCTATATCTTCTAACAATACACCTTTTTCTTTCTTGAATTTCCATGTTGGCATTTTTAATAACCTAGAATAAAAACACTCCTTATGTTGGAGTGTTCCTAATGCAATAAAAGTTGTTCCTTTTTTAATTGTTTTACCATTTCTTATAACAGCCTTTTGACTGGCATATTTAACATCATCACTATATCTTTTCCATTTATTTTCTCTAGCTTGCTCTGTCCTAACATCATCTTCACTCTGATAGTCATCTAAAACAATAAAGTCTGGTCTACAATTATCATATTTACGACCTCTCATTGGAGAAGCGGAAGAAATAGCTTCAATAAAAGTTTTATTTGTTAACTCAAGTTGAGTACTGTTACATTTATATCTTTTATCCTTATCATTTAAAATAATTCCAAAAGCTTTTTTAATATATTCATTTTCTAATAATGTATTTTTAATATCACTTATGAATTTTTCCGCAGTAGATCCTATATCTGAACATATTAAAGTATATTTTTTATGTTTATAGCAATGCGCCCATATAGTACCGGCAAAAGTACCAAATACAGATTTACCAGTACCACGTGGTAATATTCTTCCTATTTGATCGGCTCCTTCTCCAATAATAGCGTTTTCTATGTCGCTCCATATTTCTTTATGTACTTTAGCTATAGGAGCAGCTGCATTATTTTCTTTGGGTAAAAAAGTATCTTGTAGAAAGTACATACAGAAAAACTCCATATTCAATTTTCCTAACTGCCAAGCTAATCCATGATATCCAAATAAATTATTACTATTAGATAAAATAATATCTTTAGCTTTTTCTTCTGGATCGTCAGCTCCAGCAATAGTAAACTGCTCTGTAAGATATTTAAATAATAAATATCTATTTTGCTGTTCTTCTGTCATGTACTCACCTCAACTTTTATTTCGGCATATCATTTAAATATTCTTTCGTTTTTTCTTCGGTAAGAATCCAATTGATAGTTAAATCTATTAATTTTCTTAAGTCTTTTATCTCTTTATCTTCCCACTTTCTAACATAATGAGTTTCATCATTTCCAATCCATACAGCCCGTCTCGCACATTCCTTTATATTTTCATTCTCAATATATTCATTTATAACTTTTCCTAATAATTTTGCTTTTATTTCTTCTTCTAAATCAGGATTATTTTTAATACAATAATCTTTAACTAAAAACTCTAAAGCTTTCCTATATCCTACACCACATATTTCAGTTAATTCTCCTTGTTCAGCTTTTTCAGCTTGATTATATATTTCAATAAAGTTAGGAGAAATTTTATTTATAATTTCATCAAATTCTTTTGTAATATAATTTTTAGGGTAGGATTTATTTAAACTATATGCGTATTGTCCCGCATATGCCATACTTGTGGCTTTATACTCTGAAATAAAAAACTTTCCACAACTTTTAGATGGACATTTACTAAAAACATACATTATTTCATCCTCTTTAAATTGCACTAATTTTATTGGGCTAATCTTAGAGTTACATATAGGACATATGTCTTCATCTATTTCTATTTCTGAATCTTCAACTCTAATAACTAGATTATAATTATCATGCCTTTCTATAGCACCTAAATCTGGTATTTTCATCATTGTTACCTCCTAAAATTATTAATTTTATACTTTCTACTATATTTCTACATTTTAGGAGATTATCCTTTATAATTGTTGAATTTTTCCTCTAATTCTTTTATAAGTCCTATGATCCATACACTTATTTATATCTTCATAAGGATTTAATTTTAATTCCAATACTTCACATTTTTTATATCTATCACAGGCTGGATTACTAAATAAACAGGCGCAAATTAAATTTTCACCTTTCCACCTAGTATTAAATTTATATCTCACATACAATCACCACTCCTGCAAATATTATTTCTTAGCCTTTGCTAAGTATGTAAAAAAGCACCCATTAAGGTGCTCTATAGTACATATACACAATATTGTTGTAGGAGGAGTTTCACCTCCTCATATTTTAATCTTGACTTTTAAAAATTTTATAAAAAATGTAGAACTGGCTAACGAGCCTTTCACACATTCATATTTTAGAACCACCCCCTTATATTATAACTTCGCTAAATGAAATTTTTGCGAATATATTAGAAACAGCTATAACCGTTGATATTACTTAACTCTACGTATATTTTTAAACTTATTTAATTCATCTTCCAATACATTAGTATCAATATTTTCACTATCATTAGTACTATTATCCTCCACTACACTAGTAGGATTACCATAGATTCTATTGAGTAGATACTGGTTAGCTGCTAGGCTTACACGCTTATCTGACCTATCGTTGGCTAAGTTCTTTATGTTATCTATATAAGTAGTTAAATCTTTAAGTATAATCTGGTTGCCTTGGTGTGCAAGCTCTCGCTTACGTCTGTCCAGCTCAGCCTTAACATTATCCTTATTCATCCATGCATATATCGTATTCCTAGTTACATTTAATTTCTTAGCTATATCCGTTATACTATGCCCTTCTATAAGCATTGTAACCATATCACTTTGCTTTACTGTTAGTACATCATAAGCCATACACTCACCTCCTTGGCAACTACACATAAAAAAGACACCT